CTTATGAATTTAGGAATTGTTTCGTAACCCCTCCCGCCATTTATGGCGGGATATAAGAAATATCGGCTTTACCGATAACATATAACATATAACATTTCGAATGAATTTCAAAAGAAAAAATTCAAAAGAATATAAAATTTGAAATTAACTGCGTTTGCTTCTGAATCTTTCTTTTGAAATTAACTCTTTACCGATAACATATAACATTTCGAATGGATTTCATAAGAAAAATTCAAAAGGATAAAAATTTGAAATTAACTACATTTGCTTCTGATTTTACTTCATCGAAAGTTCCTAAATCTCCCTTCGGAGATAAAACATTCGAATTTAAAAGTCACGAAGTTTCTCTACCAGAAGCATTGGAACTTATAAGAAACGAGTTCGTATTGAATAGGAATTACGACTTTAATAAAACCCACAAACTTAGGAGAACAAAAAAAGATCTTTCTCCTTTCTTAAGTCCGAAATTAGAATTTGTTATTATAGATTTCGATAATGTAAAAAATAAATACAATGAAAATATGATAGTGAATTTCTTCAAAGAAAGAGACTATTGTGTCGGAATTATACCTTCAAGGAGCTATAATGGTATTGATTCTTTTAACCTTAAAGGAATATTAAAAGCTTCCGGATTTAACAACAAACCATCTATTAGAGCCATTTTAGAAGAAATAAATGAAACTCTGTTTCCTTATACGAAAATAGATCTTACTTCTATAAATGAAGGTTCATTGCAATCTCCTCCGTATAACGACGGAATCATTCTTTTACAAAACGGTGATTATATTCCGAATTTTGAAATCGAAGAATATGAAAAAGAAATTAAACAAATTTTCACTGAAAATCATCAAGAAGTGGTAAATTTATGTATTAATGAATTCTTATTAAGAGGGTTTTCTATAAATAAAATAGATAGCGAAAAAGACTTAATAGTTTTTTCACATCCATCAGAAAAAACGCCGAATGGTTACTTTTTATTTGTAGGCAATCCTTTTTTTATGAATCATTTTAATAAAGACAAAAGTTTTAGTATATTTGATTCTCTAAAAGGGAAAAAGGTTTTTCAAGAGTTTTTTTCTATGAAAGAAAAAAACCAAAGAATAGTCGAATTTCAAGGAACTGGCGTCTCTGATTTTACAAAAATTATCAATACAAGATATATTGATGTTGATGAAATAGGGGTTGATTTTATTGATAATTGGATAACTTCAAGCGGATTACTAAAATTAAAATCTGCTATGGGGACTGGGAAGTCAAAGGTGATAGAAAAAGCTATAGAATGTGGAACGATAAAGAATCAAAGAATCTTGTTAATTACCAATAGAATTTCCGTCGCAATGGACTTTAAAGAAAAATATAAACTAAAGTTATATTCAGACGGCAAATACGAAATTAACGACAACTTAATAGTGCAATTCGACTCTCTTTGGAAATATAGTCTAAAATATTTTGATATGATTATTCTTGACGAATTTGTTTCCGTGATGCTTCATTCAAGAAATGAAATGAGTGAATACGGGAATCTCAATAAAACAAAATTGATGTATGCTATGATGAACAAAACTTGTCTAATAGCTGATGCGTTTTTGTTTGGGTTGGAAGATAAGCTAATCCCAACAAAGCCGAAATATTCTATTATAAATAATTATAGAGAAGATTTAGAACTTCTTGAATATCAAAATCTAAATTCTATTATTCACAAAATAAGAGAAATTACTCTAGAAGAAAGGTTAATAGGAAGAAAAGTCTCAGTAAGCTGTTCTTCTAAGGCATCAGCCAAAGCAATAGAATCGTTAATGGAAACGCTTGGGGTAAAAACTATGCTTCTTTATTCAGCAACTCAGGAGGAAGAGAAGAGTGACATATATAAAGAATTTACTAAAAACTCACATGATAGTTGGGATATTCTTATATACACGCCCACTTTAACCGTCGGTGTTTCAAATCTAAATGAGACAAAACATCATTTTCATATTGACGAAAGTTCTTCGGTTGATGTAATAAGTTCCTTGCAAATGATAAGAAGATCTAGGAAAGCAACAAATATTCATTATTTTATAAAAGAAAGAAAACGATTTTTAGAAACTGATATGGAGCAAATGAATCTTATTGCTAAAAATGACATCGAAAAATATTATAAACGAAATAACAGTTTATTAATAGAAGTTGACAAACACGGAGATTTTACATTATCGAAGGTAGGAGAATTTATAAATTCAATAGAGGCATTATATAATAAATTGGAGATAGACCATAAACATAGTTTTGAACTTTTACTGAAACATCAAGTGAAAGAAAAAGAAATAAAAATGTTTAATATAAAAACAGACATAAATATAAACTTAGAAAAAACAAAAATAAAAGAAGCTGAAATGAATTCTATGGTTGGCGTTCTTTTTAATCTAACAGAAATTGAGTATAGTGTAGATATGTTAGAAGAATACAGAAAACGATCTTTTTTAGTGAGTGAAAAAGAAAAGATGATAAAAATGATGTCTGAAATAAGCAAGAACTTGGTGGATAAGGTATCTCCAGAAATTTTAAAAGAAATTACGAAAATTGAAATTCAAAAAAAGTTTAATTTTTTAAACAAACTCAAAAAACTTAAGTTTTATTTGAGTAAAGACGAAACGGAAGTTTCAAATTTACTGAGTTTTATAATTTCGGAAAACATTGTAGACAAAGGGCAAATAAAGTATTTTAAATATGTTCAATCTTTAAAAAAGAACGGGATAAAGTTAAAAGATAAAATAACCCTAGTTGAAATTTCTGAAGTAGATAAAAAAATAACTTGGGGTGATTTTAAGTCATTTTTAGGTAAAATAGGCTACAATAAAAGAGGAGGAGCGTATCATCTAGATAGCATAAATTTAAAATATGTTCAATTCGTGAAATAGAAAATTTAAGCTTTTTTTAAGTAAAAATATACTATAATATAATATAGTATAGAATAGAATTAGTATAAAAGGAAAACAATGGAAGAAGTACAAGAAGAAAGAGAACTAGAATTAACAATAGAAGATATTCACTCAAATGATGGGTATGCTTGGGTAAGAAAAGAATTAATTGGTAAAAAATTTTTGGCCACATTAACTTTCACGAATGTGCAATACAAAGGTTGGTACACAATCGTTGGAAGGTTTTTGGAAAAAACTGGAATTCCTGAAATTGACTCAGCAACAGAAAACAAACCTTTAGTAATCACAATTTCAAAATACAGTCTTTAAAAATGGAAAAGAAAAATTACGAGTTTAAAGAACTCTCTGATAAAGGGTGGTTGTTACTCAGACCTCAAAATATCATTGGCGCAGTTCAAGAAATAAAACAAAGTGGTTTCAATCTTAAAGACGGGAAATTTGTTTGGGAAGATTTTTATATCGTTCCTGGTTTTTTGAAAATTTGTAATGAAATTATAGACAATTCCGTGGACGTGTATATAAAAACAAACGGTGAATTTAGTACCAAAATTGACATTACTATGACAGATGATACTGTAAAGGTCAAAGACAACGGAAGCGGGATCCCAGTAATAAAACAGGGGGAAAATTACATTCCATATCTTGCTTGGGGAAGACCTAGAGCTGGAACTAATTTCGATGATACGAAAAATGTTGGTTCTATGGGCATGAACGGTATAGGAGCGTATGCATGTGCTGTATTTTCTAAGGAGTTCATAGGGACTACTTGTGACGGTAATAAAAAATTAGTAGTCACTTTTAAAAATAATTTAGATTTTGAAAACATTTCCGAACCAGTAGCTTGTAAATTAAGAGGAACTCAAGTTGAATTTAAGCCAGATTTAGTTCGTTTTGGTCTAACAAAAATTTCAGAAGTTTATAAAAATGCCATCAAACAAAGATTATACCACATTGCATTCAGTTATCCAGGAATTACATTTAGATTCAATAACGAAGAATTAAAAGTTGACCCAAAAAGTTATTTTTCAAAATTTAGCGATAACGCAACTTTATTTCAGGGTTCGAATTTTTCAGTTGCATTTTTACCGAACGAAACAGATGATTTTAAATTCTTCGCTTATACTAACGGGCTTCATAATTCAAAAGGTGGGAATCAGATAGATTATTTTTTAGATAAAGTATTGCCTTTGGTTAGGGATAAAATTGCTAAGAAATATAAAGAAATTAAAGTTGCTGATATTAAGAATAAGATGACTATGATTGTAATCCTTAAAGGATTCAAAGAAGCTAAATTTGATGGACAAAGTAAAGAAATGTTCACCTCCGTGAATTCAAAAATTCTAGAACATACAGGAAAAATTGATTTTTCTAAATGGGCAGAAGCTCTTTTTAAAAATAAATCAATCATGGATGAAGCCATAGAAATCTATAAGCTCAAAGAAGCATACAAAGAAAAGAAAGATTTAGAAAAGCTTAGTACACCAAAGAAAAAAGTGAAGTCAGATAAATACTATCCTTCTACAAAAAAGAAAAAATACCTTTTAATCTGTGAGGGACAAAGTGCTTTAAGCGGCATTTTGTCAGCATTGGGACGTGAAGAAATTGGATACTACGAAATGCGAGGAAAACCTCTAAATGCATATGATAAAACTCAACAAAAGTTTAGAGCAAACATGGAGCTGAGTGAATTATATCAAATTATACAAACCGAAGGCTATGAATATATTATTGCTGCCACCGATCAGGATTTAGATGGGTTCTCGATAAGGGGATTATTGATTGGTTTCTTTAAAAAATATCTTCCAGAGTTTCTTTATAAAAGTCAGGTTGGAATGTTACAAACTCCCATTATGGCGGAAATGAAAAACAACTTACCGCAAAAATGGATTTATGATATAAGGGAAGCGAATACTCTAAAAGGGCAAATAAAGTATTTCAAGGGTCTCGGATCTTGGTCTGACAAAAGTTTAAAATTTGTTTTAAAAAAAGATGGTCTTGAAAAGATGATTGACTTACTTGAATATGATGAAGGTGCTGCGGATATGATTGACGCATGGCTAAACGGGAAACGTGCAGACGATAGAAAAACTATGATTATGGAAAATGAATTCGATCTAATAAAAATTTAAGGAAATTGTATGTTGAATTTTAAATATGAAAAATCAAATATAATTCCTAAAGAAAATAGGATTGAGATTATGATTGATTTTAGGGGAAACTATTACATAACGAAAATTTATGAAGATGAAACCCCATACACTTCTAATTATGAACTATTCAAAACTGAATATGAAAATATCAATTCACAAGAGACCATAATTGGTCTCCCTGAGAATTTAGTTCCAGGAGAGAAATATATACTTCAATTTGAAGTTCTTGTTGAGTGGGATTATGAACATACTGATTGCGATTTAGAAATTCATTATATAAAAAATTCACTAAGGAAATTATGATGGATATAGTAGCGTTAATATTGTTTATGGCGTTTCAAGTTAAACATCTAATTATAGATTTTTATTTACAAACGCCATACATGTATGAAAATAAAGGGAAAGTGGAAGGCTGGGTAGCTCCTCTTGCTTCACACGCTTTGGAACATGCACTAGGCACATTGGCGATTTTGGTAATATTGAATATATATTCAGGTAATCAAATGATATCATATTTGATTTTTAAATTAACTGTTTTTGACTTTGTGACACATTTTATAATTGATCGTTGGAAAGCAACCCAAAAAGTCACTCCACAAGAAGAAATATTTTGGACTAACTTAGGATGGGATCAATTTTTGCATCACTCAGTAGGGATATTTATCATATTTTTGTCTTTAAGTAACGATTAAACATTTTTTGGTATAATGAAAAACTAAAGGAAATAATTTGACAATAACTAATTTTTATTCGACAATGTATGTAGACGCAAGTTCGTACGACAATTTAAGAAAAATAGCATCTGTCGCGGATGGTTTAAAAAACTCTGGAAGAAAGGTTTTAAACACTATTCTAGATAAGAATATAAAAACAGAAGTGAAAGTTTCTAGATTGAAAAGCACCGTTTCTGAATACACTGAATATTTACACGGAGAGGATAATCTTTCAAGTGTAATAGTGAATATGGCAAGGCGTTTTGTTGGGACTAATAACCTTCCTCTATTAAGAGAAGAAGGGAATTTTGGGAAACGATTTATCAATGAAGCCTCTGCGGACAGATATATTTCAACTGCTGGAGAAAAATACTTAGAATACATTTTCCCGAAAACTGACATTGGGGTTCTTTTAAAACAAGAGTTTGAAGGAAACCAAATTGAACCTAGATTTTATGTGCCTATCATCCCAATGATATTAGTGAACGGTTCCGTGAATGCTATAAGTACGGGATTTGCCCAAAATATTCTTCCGAGACAAGTGAACGGAATTATAAAAACGGTAGAAAATTTCATAGATACTGGAGAAATAAAAATCCCAAATCCTGGGTGGAAAGGGTTCAAAGGTACTGTAAAACAAGGCTCAGAAAAACATAAGTGGATAGTAAACGGAAAAATTTCTATTATAAATTCTACAACGATCGATATAGTGGAATTACCTATTGGGTTTAATTTAAAATCATATATAGGTATCCTAAATGACCTTGAAGATAAAAATATAATTACGTCTTACACAGATAATTGTGAAGGCGATATTTTCAATTTTAGAGTTAGGGTGAGTAGAAAAATGACAGCTTTACCTGAAGATGAAATTCTGAAAGAACTTTGTCTTTTCGGAGATCCGAAATCCTTTTCAGAAAATTACACAGTGATGGGTGCGGATAATAGGATAATGGTAAAAGAAAGCCCAGAAAAACTATTCGAAGAATACGCAAAAATTAGATTAGATTTTTATAACAAACGAAAAATATTTCTTATTGAAGACACGACTAAAAAAATAATGAATTTAGCTTCAAAGTATTTTTTTATAAAAGCGGTTTCAGAAGATAAAATTATCATTAATAAAAAGAAAAAAGAAGAAATTATTCTCCAAATAGATAGATTTGAAAACATAAAACAAGAAGATGGGAGTTACGATTATCTTCTAAGAATGCCTTTATATGCTCTCACGAAAGAGAAAATGGAAGAATTAAAAAATGAAATTTCTGAATTGAAAAATCAGTTAAATGAATATAAAACAAAAGACGAAAAGAAATTTTGGAAAGAAGACCTAGAACTCTTAAAAACTAAACTTTAAATTTCTATAAATAAAAATTAAATAGTTTTGGTAAAGGAGTTATAATGAAAGGTAATAATGAAGTCGATGAAGTTTTTGTAGAAATTATAGACATGGAACTATATCAAGCTAAGAAGATTCTAATGGGGGAACTCGACAAAGAAATGAGTTCCGAAGAGAAAGAGTATTCTAGTTCTTCTGAATGCGCTGAATATGTAGAATCAACTGAATATTCTGAAGTTTCAGATATGACTAATAATATAAAATCTGAAACAGAAAATTTGGTTCGTGATAGAAAAATTCCAGAGCGTTCAATAATTAATGAAGTAAGCACGACAGAATTAGCCATAGATTTAGCTATGGCTAACTTGGCAAAACAAACTGCAGTTAAGTTACAAAAAATAGAAGTATTTCTTGGAAAAATAGAAGATAAGTTATTCAAAGATGAAATTCTAGACGGTATGAATAAAAGTGATCTTCTATTACTTTATACAAATACCAGGATGATGCGTTCTGATTCTTTTAGAATGATACGAGAGATACGAAAAGATGTAGACTTTAGTTCACTAGAAGCAAATTTGTTATCTTTACACGCAAAAGAATCTATGAAAGAATCTGAAAATGATGAGAGTGATAATAAAATGCAAAGTTTATTACAAGCTCTTCTTCATAATGAAAACTTTTTAAGTTCGGCAGAAGAAGAGCAAAGAAAAGAAATGAGGGGGGAAGAAGATGTTAAAAGAAATAGTTGATGAAATAACTGAGAATCGTGAAAAAAATAAAATTCCAAATAGTTCAAAAAAATCAGAATCTGACGGAAGTTATGGAGATCTTGGAGTGATTCCAACTGCACCAAATAAAATAGGAAAGTCTGAAAAGGAAAAACCAGATAATTTCATCTTCAGTGGCTCTATTGTAAATTATCTAGATTGAACTCATTATAGGTTTCAAGGAAAGGTGAGTAGTGTATGTCTGTTAAGTTAGAAGAAAAAGAAATCAACAGGCTTACGAAAAATGATAGAAATCATCTCTATGGTTTATATGCGAAAACAAATTCTTATACACAAACGCCACCTACAATTACTGAGTTTATAACGAACGAATATTATTTAGGAAACTCTTTAGATAAAAACTCATCCGTTTTCCCGTTTTGGAAAGAAAAACTTATTGATATATACCCTACTCCATTTTTTGAAACAAATCGTTACAAAGTTATTTTGTTGTCTGGGGCAACAGGGATAGGGAAAACAACTGTAGCAAGTATAATTTTTCTTTATGATTTAGCAAGACTCCTTTGTATGGATGAACCGCAAACAAAATTCAAATTACCAAAAACTGCAAAGATATTTTTTACTCTTACCAATTCAACTATAGATAATATTGAACAACTGAATTATGACCCAATTATGTCTTTTATAAGAGAAAGCCCTTTTTTTAGATCAAAATTTAATAACACAAAATCAAGATCATCTTTATTCATAAATAACATTGATATAAACATGGTATCTAGAAAACATTCTCTCGTAGGAAAAAATGTTTATTCTGCATCCTCAGATGAAGTAAACCAAGAAATTCTTAAAGGGTCTTCAAAATCAATTGTCACGGAAATGTATAACAGGATAAATTCGAGATTCTTGTTAAAAGGGAATAATTGGCCAGGACATTATTCCATGATTTCTTCAGCCACGACAGAAGGTTCTCTTATTCAGTCCCTTATAGAGAATGCGAAAGAAAATTCCCATAATGATGATGATGAATTAAAAAAATCTGACATTTTAGTAATTTCAGCACCTAGATTCGAAATTCTTTCTCATAAGATAGAATATTGTGGAAAGGTTTTTAAAATTTTCACTGGGGACTATCAATCTGATCCATTTTTTATAGAAACGCCTCAAGACCAACTTAGAGCTGAGCAATTTGACAGAACAAAAATATTCGAAGTTCCAATAGAATATAGAAAAGAGTTTGATGACATTTATGCTGGTATTAGGGATGTATTAGGGGTCGTAGTTTCTGACACAAGAACATTTATTCCATTCAAAGAAAAAATAAACAACTCTCTTGTATTACATGGAGCTTGTCAACTTGATGAAATAGTTTTATCAGAAACCGCTGAATTAAAAGATTTCTTTAATTTGACGAAAATTGATATGTTCAAACCAGGAAGCCAAAAAGTTATAGGGCTAGATATTGCATATTCAGGGGATAGATATGGTCTTTGTATGATACATATTCACAACGCAAAAGGTTCTGGAGAAGGAGAATTAAAAGAATATGAATATTGGGTAGATTTTGCTGTAGGAATTAAGGCTCCGAAAGGTGAAAAATTAAAATTATATCAAATAAGAGAGTTTATTTTTGAGTTACAGAGATTAGGAATGAACATAGAATTTGTTGTTTCGGATAGTTTTCAATCTACGGATACTTTACAATTACTTGAAAAACAAGGTATAAAGACAAAAATGAATTCTGTAGATAGAAAAAAAGATGCATATGTTGGACTAAGAAACGCTATTATAGAAGAAAGAATTAAACTTCCTTTTAATAGAATACTTTATAGAGAACTAACATACCTAAAAGAAGACGAAAAGAAAATAGATCACCCTGAACACAATTCAGACGGGACTCCTGGTTCTAAAGATATTTCTGATTCGATTGCGAATGCTTTGTTTATTATTTCGACTGAAGTAGATTATAAGCCATATTTGGATGTAGAATTTATTGAAGAACTTGAAGAAGCGGTTGGAGACGATTTTGATGAAGAAAATCCTTTTGAGGACATTTTCGGAGTTGGTACAAGAGGGAGATTTGTATAAAAAATTCGTATAAAATTTGAATAAAAATTCGTATAAAAATTTATATAAAAATTTAAAATTAAATAGATTAAGCGAAAGGAGATATAATGAACATTTTTAAAAATATAGGTGACAATTTTTCAACTTTGACGAATAAATATTTCGGATGGTCGATTTCATTGGATCCTGCAGTGCAGGCTCAAACGCAAATGTACTCTATCGAACCTTCAGTAAACACTATTCTTTTGACTAAATTTTTAGAAATTAGTAAAACAAAAAGAGGAATTATTGAAGATATAGATACGATCAAGGATTTTTATTTTAGTCAAATGATAATAGATAGAATTCTTGATGATTCACTAAATCCAACTGGGAATGAATATAAATTATTTGAAGTAAGGATTAAAAATTCGGTAGGGGACATTGACGAGGCAGCATCGAAATTAGCGAATAATTTTGTAGAAGAATTTAATATGCAAAAAATGATAATAGATATTTCATCAGATTTACTATTATACGGAGAATATTTTTTAAGAGTAGATGTAAACGGACAAAATGATGAATATTCTGGAAAAAGAGGAATTATCACTATACATGATGACGTAGATATGACGACAGCAATTCCTGTATTCAGAGATTCCGACGTGAGTTACTATCTTTCATTAGGAAAAAATAAAATAGAAACTGTACAACCTACAGAATTGGTATATTTTTCTTTACCTTCTTCAAGAATAAGAGTAAAAGTTGACGGATTAGATGAGAAAATCTTATATCTTAGAATGGGGAAATCTTTACTTTATCCTATTTATGGTTTACTAAAAGAGATGAAATTTCTAGAAAATTTAATTCCTCTAGGGTTTATCAATGATGCTTTGGCAACTAAGTTAGTTTCAGTAACAGTACCAGCTTCAACAAAACCAGCTGAAGCTCAGAAAATAGCTCAAGTTTTTGAAAAAATGATTAATAAATCATTAAAAGTAGGAACTGCTGATAAAACAGATGAAGAAATATTAAGAACAATTGGAGCTAGAGTCGGTGAAGTAAAAGTTATCCCTAATTTCGGGGATAAAGGAGAACTTCAGGCAGAGGACTTTAATTCAGAAAACGACTATGCTGAAATGCAAGAAAAAATTATTGATATACGAAAAATGGCTCTAACAACAGTCGGAGTTCCTGCGAGTATCATAGATGAAGAAGGAATAAAATCTGATGTAATAAAAAACCACATTAGATATACTAAAAAATTGAAATCAATACAATATGCTTTAAAAGAAGGTCTTCAAAGATTACTTATAATCCATCTGAGTAATTTGGGGTTTAGAAATTATGTAAAAGAAAATATAGATATCGTGTTTTTAAATATTTTAAATACGGATGATTTAGAAAAACTTGAATTTCTAGACTTGACTGTTTCTATGGTAGATAATTTCAAATCTTTCATAAAAGATTTCGAAGACCACGATGAAATAGAAATAAACATGAAAGAATATGTGAAATTCTTAAATTCTCAATTTGAAAGAATGGCTGGATTTGACATTCTTTCAATAAAAGAAGCAAACGCAGATGAAACAACAAAGCCAATTTAGAAGAGGACGATATGAAATTTAAAAATAATATAGACGAAGTTCAATATAAAATTTTAGGTCTCAATGAAGTAGAAGTTAAAAAAAGATTACTGATCACTACAAAGGCAAAAGACTATAAATCTTCTAGAAATATGAAAAATAATTGGAGAAGAAAAAAAGTTGAAATGAAGAAAGGAATTGAAAAATGGACAAAGTCTACTTCAGGAAAGAGATTTCATAGAGCTTTAGGTCGTTTCAATGCTTTAAGGGAAAAAGCATACTTATATTATAACGATTTAACTCCTTCTTCAACTTATGTCGAACTTTCTATGGCTCAAGTCAATGATGCGTTACTTGGGCTTTCGAGCATTGAAACTCATCTTTATTTAGAATTACAATACTATGAAGCTGACGCTGAAGCAATGGTTCAGTTTTTACATCTAGTAAATTCTTTCATAGAAGATGCTAGTATTTTAAAAACAAAACTTTTAGAAACTTACATATCCGGAAAAATTGAAAATGAGAGCTACGAAACATTAACAGATATGATTCAATTTTTTCAAGATCCAAAAATGTATATTTATGCTAAAAGAGATTTAGTCGGAAAAAGAAATGATATAGATGATCCTGAATTCAGGACTCAATTAAAAGCAGTTTTGGATATAGATATGTCTACCCCAAATAATGAAGTATTTGATAATCTTGATAAATTATTCATATAATGAATGAACCTATATTTAAACATTAGTTCGCAAAAGTTATTAAATAATAAAAATTACAAGGAGAAAAAATGGAATACATTTATGAAAACCACGACGTGAAAGGGTTGGTTTTTTCTGAATCAAAAGAACCGTTACCAGACGGTGTTCTCGCAAAAGTAAAAGGGGCGTCATTTTTCTTAGACGGGTTTTCTAGGAATGGAAGATTTTACCCAAAGAAATTATGGGAAAATGCTCTTAAGAATCAAGAAACGAAAAATACGATTTCTAGAGGTTTGATGTTTGGATGTATAGGACACCCAAAAGATTATAGCCTCGATGAATTATTAGAATCAGGAAAGGTGTCCCATAAAGTCACGGATATTCAGATTAATGAAAATTCAGGAGAAGGAATCGCTGAATATGAAATTCTCGATACTCCTTCTGGGAGAATTCTTAATACTGTTCTTCGTTCTGGGTCAGAAATGTATGTATCTACTCGAGCTTTTGGCGGTTTTTCTAATGAAACAAAAGATAAAGACGGAAAAAAATATAAAGTTTTAGACGAAAAAAATTTCGTAATCGAAAGCATAGATTTTGTAATACAACCAGGATTTTTAGAAACAAATCCTAAACTGATTGAAAGTTTAAAAGAAGATTTTTTAGAACTTGAAGAAAAAGATAAAATCGTTCATATAGAATGTGAAGAAGGAATATGTGGGTTGAAATTTGAAAACTTAGAAGTTGAAGAAGTAGAAGTGAAAGAAGTTGAAGAAGAAGTGAAAGAAGTTGAAGAAGAAGTGAAAGAAGTTGAAGAAGTTAGTAAAGAAATTGATACTTCTCTTTTAGAACATCTCGCGAAAGAAGAATTGATATTAATGATAAAAAATGTCGTAGAAGAAAATAATTTACTTTCATTATCTCCAAAAAAAGAAGGATTAGATGGAGGAATAGTTGTTTCTTCTAAACTTATTATGAATTATGTTTCTTATATAGAAATTCTTTTAAAATTAGTTAGGTATAAAGTCGAATATGAAAAATATTATGATGATTTAATTCAATTTTTAGATAAGGATATAAAAATTACAGTCAATGACATGAATTCCGTTTCAGCAATCGCAGATAAAATATTAAAAGAAAAAGATGTTGAAGAATCAATTATACATGTTTGTGAACGAATTAATGAACTTACCAAAAAAATCAATAATGATGGTGAAAAAAATGACGACGAAAAAACAGACAAAGAAGGAAAGACTTCTTCAGAAAAAGAACCTAGTTCAAAGGGAATCGACACGTCTACTGAAATAAAATCAGCAGATGAATCTGCTATTGATTTTTTATGGGACTTGAAAGAAAGGGAAGTAGAAGTAAAAGAAATTGTTTATGAAGAAGATAAAACTAAAATCATAGAACTAAAGAGTAAAAATTTAAAATTAAAAGAAGCGACAATTTCTTTAACGAAGACTTTGGAAGAAGCCTTGAATAAATCCGCTGAAAAAGAAATCGTAAAAGAAACTGTCATTGAATACAAAATTCCAGATGATATTAATTCTCGTTTCATTGAAATTAATGAAACCGTCGAAAAAACAAACAAACAAAAATTGGAATTGGAAAAAACTATAGAAGAACTTAGGTCGGAAATAGAAAATGAACAACTTCTTAGAGAAAAACTTAGAGATGAAAATGAATCTCTAAAAGAAAGTATAGAAACTAATAAAGTTTATTTTAAAGAAATAGTTGAAGATAACGAAAAAGAAAAATCAGATTTAGAAGAAGCGTTTCATTTGGAAGAAAGTGAAAAGAAAAAAACTCAAAACGCTCTAAACGAAACATTGAAAAAAGTCGATGATCTTTATGAAAAAATACAAACATCCTCTGCTAAATATTACGCATTATATTATAGGCTGGAATTGCCAGTTGTAGAAAAATTGATGGGCATATATGAAAGTGAAGAAAGATTGTTATTAGCTTTGGAAAAAGAAGAAAAATTAAATTTTAGAAAAAACGAAAAAGAAATCGAAATTATAGTTCCAACATATTCTAATAGAAGCGAAAGTTCTTCTGAAGCAAAAACAAAATTTTTAGAAAGCCTGACTAAATAGAGACTTTTAAGTTTTTAAGTTTTTTTAAGTTTACTTAAATACATACATTAAATAAGTGTATAAAAGTTTTTGTTTTATAGAAGTGGGTAGCAAAAAATGCCTAAGAAATATTACTAAAACAAAAAATATTCCTTAGGAGGAAAACATGGAAGATATAAAACTTCACGAAAAAGTAGAACAGTATTTTAAGAAATACAACGATTATATGTCATTTTACGAAAGTAAATCAACAGTTGCAAAAACTAGAGGAGTTACAAACGAAGACCTTTTTGCATTAGGTGCTCAATTAGAGCAATATGAATCTTTCCAAAAATTCACAGAAGCGAATGGTTCATACGGTGACCTTGGAATTCTTCCAAATATCGCTCTTGATGTTATTACAGCATCTTCAGCTCAATCTCCAATACCTTTATTTGCATCTATCCAACCTTTGCAAGAACAACAAGGGACAATTTACTTCAAAAATGTAGTTGCTGAAACTACAAGAGGCGGAGTAGTTGATAACGATGTATTGGTAGATGCGATTCATGGTAGAGTTAAAAGAGGAAATTCTTATGCTGGTGAAGATATAAAAGGTGAAGTAATCGGGACTGGAGATGGTTCTGACGTGACTTTCTCTGGAACAGTTTTATATTTCCCAGTAAGAAAAAGAGAAGTAGAAATTTTTGTTGGTTCATTGAAACTAATCGATGACGGTCTTGGAAACTTGATCGGCGTAGGTGGTTCTGGGGTTATTAACTATGAGTCAGGTGTATTCTCTGTAACATTCTTAGTAGCACCAGCGGTTGCAGCAAACATTACAATAAATTATGCAACAAACTTTGAAGCATTAACTGAAATACCAACTATTAGAAGCGAATATGAATCAATCGGCGTTAGAGCTAGAACTTATGCGTTAAGAAGCGACATCGGTCTATTCAAATCATATTCAATCGGTAAAAGATTTGGTATCAATGTTGAAGAAACTATGGCAAAGGACTTGACTCAAGAACTTACAACTGAAGTTGCTTCAAATGTTGTTTTAGAAGCTTATGTAAAAGCAGTTGGCGCTACAAACTGGTCAAAAACTGCTCCTGCTGGGATTTCTTTCACAGAACATAAACTAACTTTCTTCGATGCAATAGCATTCGCAGAATCTACAATTCTTAACAATGCTGGTAGAAGTGGTGGAGCAACTGCGCTTATCGCTGGTCACCAAGCTTCAGCAATAATCAGAACTCTTCCTGGATTTAATCCAGCTGGGGATATGAATGCGGTTCTTGGTACTCACTTCTTTGGTACTCTAGACGGAAAACCTGTTCTTAGAAGTTCAGTTATCCCTGATTCAGAAATCCTTATGATTTCTAAAGGTTCTTCTATGTTTGATACTGCAGTGGTTTATGCTCCATATTTACCATTGTTCGTTACGAACTTGTCAGAAGGTATGGAACGAAACCCATTGAAATCTCAAAAAGGGGTTGCTCTACAAGCAGGTATGATTGCTCCAGTTCCAACTTTGATTACTAAAATCGTTGTAACTGCGTAAATCTTTTCAATCTTTTTAATGTTATCTTCGAGGAAACTCGAAGATAACTTTATTGATTTTGATTTAATTAAATACCCTTAATTAAATCAAAATTAATAAGGAGATTTCTTAATGATGAAAAAAGGAACATATATCGCTAGTACACAAACATCTGGCTCAGTGATGTTCAGAGTAAATTCTGAAGCCTATACAATAAGAAAGGGTCAAGATAAGGCAATTGAAATTAGTGATGAAAGAACTAAAGTGTCTTATCCTGAGTCTTATATGACTTTTTCTTTAAAAACAGGAGTTTCTAAAACTCCTGAAGAGGAAGTTGAAACTAAACCAGAGGTTGAAGTTGAAACTAAACAAGAAGAATTAGCAGCACAAGTTGAATCTGAATCTGAACAAGAAGAATTAGCAACACAAGTTGAATCTGAATCTGTACCAAAAGAAGAGGTAAAGAAAGAGATTAAAGCGAAACCGATAAACAGAAAAAAAGCTGTTACTATCGAAACTAAAGAAAAATAAGGAGTTCAAACATGATAAAATTAGAAGAACTCGTTGAAATCTTAAAAGCAAACGAAAACCTTTCAATAAAAGAAACTACAGAAGGATTTTTAATTAGTAACAAGATCGATGAGGGAAAAATTATTCCAATAGACTTAGTTTCTTTTGTGAAAGTTTATGAAAGAGAACCGAATATCACGCCAAAGGGTAATGGGTTTATTATTAAATCTACTATATTCAGTGCTCAATCATTTTTATTGCTTTTAATGAGCGTATTTGGAGCTGAATATAATTTTGAAGTTATCGGGGATTTTGAATTAAAAGCAACTCCGAAATCAAAAGAAGGTGTAAGGGAAACAGTTGGAAAAAAATTCGACTTTGAAGAAATTGCTAGACAAATAGATAATGACGACGTTGAAATAGAGATTCACGAAGACGGTTTAAAAATTTTGTGTGCTAATAAAACGGCTATCGCAGAAAAGATTGATTCTTTGAATCCGGAATTGGTAATTGAAATTACAAAAGAAGCTATATTAGTAACAGGAGAATAACATGGCAATAAAAGATCTTAGAAAACTGAACGAATCAAATATAAAAATCGAGGAAGCGAAGGAATTGTTATTAGGTAATGGTTTCTTTGTATCAAATGAAGAAAGACTTGATGAAAGTTCTGCAATAAAATTTCTCAATGAATCTGGTTACTATGTGTTAGAGGATTCTAAAATAGAAGAAATAGAAGAAAAGATGATAGATAAAATCCTTGAGGCTTTAAAAGAAGAAGGCACTCTTATCATAGAAGAAGAAAATATCGAAGCAATTGAAGAAGCTCTTCGAACTAGAGTAATTTCTGATCTTAAAGAAGAAGGCGTTCTTATCATAGAAGAAAAAGAAATCGAAGCAGTCGAAGAAGCTCTACGAACTAGAGTAATTTCTGATCTTAAAGAAGAAGGCGTTGTTATTCTTGATGAAGAAATTATGGATAAAATAGATGAAGAATTAGAAATTATGTTTGCTGAAAGACTAAAATCTTCAAAAAAAGAAGGCGAGTCTTGTAAAGACGGTGAAGACGGTGAAGACGGTGAAGACGGTGAAGACGGTGAAGACGGTGAAGAAGACGAAAAATTAAAAATTAAGGAAAGCGCAAAAAAAGCTTTCCTTGAATCACTTATCGGGAAAAGCGTAGAAACAAAAGAAACGCCTCTAAAAGAGAAAAAGTCTCTTTTAGAAACTCTAATCTAAAAACTATAAAAGGAGGATTCGATGAATCTTCTCGAAATTAAAGATTACCTCCTTATAAACTCCTTTCAATACTTTATCGGGCAAGATGATATAGAAGTCACCGATGAAGTGTTACTTGGTCTCATAAAAAGAGCCTTAACTTTCTATGCTAATTGGCGTCCATTGTTTGTTCAAGACGAAATTCAAGTTACTGAATATGTTTCTTTTTTCAAAACAGATACGCAAAATAGAAGAATTCTCAATGTAATAGACTTATATTATTTTCAACCTATTTTAATGACCGAACCTATGCCAGTAACGTGGAATTGGGATTATTCAAAAGATAATGGTCAATTTAGAACAAGCGTTATTGGAAAATATATATTTGAGCTATTAGTACAACCAACATTAAATGACATGGATGAATCTCATCCAGAATTTTTAGATTTAGTTTTGGGTCTTTATATGATGTATGTAGGCTCTAGTAGAAAATCGTTTTCGTTTAATGATCAACCATTTTCGAATGATGGGTCTGAACTATACGGAGACGGAAAGGAATTATTTGACAACACTTTAAATGTGCTAAAAAACGAACAAAATAATTGGTATCTTTCGATACTTTAATAGAGATATAATGAGGATAATGAGGTTGAAAAATGACATTTACTGAATATTTCGAAACTGGAGAAGAAAATGAAACGGTTCCAGGAATGCAAAATTGTAAAGATTCTAAAGATTCTAAAGAAACTTTAGAAACTAAAGAAACTAAAAAAATTCCCGATAGTCTGAAAAACACAGACTATAATTTTCTTGAAAATAGCGTAAATGCGGATTTCAATAGTCTCAAAAGTTCAGAAAAAACCTTTTTTTCTGACTTAAATGAAGGTTTGATTGATGTTATTTTTAAAACTATAAAGACAAATTTAAAAGTAAATGTTCAAGGTGAATTAATATATTTCAGATGGGAATGGATATTGAGTAAAACTTTTTTTTCTGTAAGAGTAAGAAAAGGAACATTTTATAGTTTTGTAGAGTGGGTGAATAAAATAAAAAAATTTGTTGATGAGGATACTGGGAAATGATAACCGAGATATCATTCAGTGAACAAACAAGAAGAAATTATTTAGCTATAAAACATCTTCAATATATACAAGGTTTGCCTTGTAACATATATTATCCACTTCAAACAAAAAAACCACTATATAATGATTCATCACAACAATATGAATACAATAGTGTTCCGAGTATAGACGGGAGATATTTAGTTGCTGGAATTTTTGGTAACACTGAATTAACTGGATTGAGTCTAAGCGGTTATTCTTCTTTTAATGATGATGAAGGAAAGATTTACACTATAGGGGAAAACTTAGAAATACCGAGAAATTCTAAAATAGAGGTTTTCTTAAAAGACGGTATGAAGGTTTTTAGAACACAAAATACAATGATAGCAAATGGCGTGAACGGAGATCCTATGTATGGAATTCATTCTTTAGTTCCAATCGCTTAAGGACGAAAAATGAATACTTCGTGTGCAATTTTAGGATTATTAGATAAGGTTAGGACTACTACTTTAAAACATTTTCAAGTTTTAGATACATACATTTATGATGAAAATTTAGATTTTAGGGGAAGAGCTTCTCAGTATTACGCAAGAGAGGGTGTTTTTAGTCAGATAGAAGGAGTTCCTCCAAATGATTGGATTTTTATAATTTGGAATCGTTCATCTATTTCTGCGAGTAATTTTAATAATAGACCTATATCAGCTACAGCCAATTCCTTTGGCTTGAATTCCGGAAATCCTGACTCGAAGACAACCTTTAGAATGGCTTCTTTGGACGTCGGTTTTAAAATAGTCACTAATAACATTGAAATCTCTGAGACTATAGAAGAACACTTATATGTCAATGCTGGGGAATTTGTTGTTTTTGAAGCAGATTACGGAAGCTTAGGAACTTTTACTTGTTCATCTCAATCAGATAAAACAGTTTCTTGGGATAAAGAAGATATTAACGAAGTCGGACCAGTTATGGGAGTAGGTATTTATCTGAATATAAATTATCCAGTAATAATGCCAGCAGAAATATCTCCTTTTATTGGTTCTATAAATAGTAGATTGTGGGTAGAAAAAAATAATATATACTCTTTAGCATCACAAAAAATCATAACTTAAAGGGGATGACTTAAAGCACCGCTTAAAGGCAACTTAAAAATGTCTAAAAAAAGTAAATTTCACACATTAAATAAATAAAATCAAGTAAGGAGATTTTCAAATGGTAAAAATAATTTCAACTGTGAAATACCCAGTTAAAATAAAATATGATGGAAAAACAATTATAGTTTCTCCAAATGAAACAATTACAATTAAAAACCCAGAATTATTACCTGCAGAAATACCAGCAGGATTAATTCTAGTAAATAAATAAGGAGGTCGAAATGCCAGCAGCAAATGTAAGAACTTACGAAAAAGACATGCTATCTAAAGTAGCTGGGAAGCAAGGCGTATATAATGCTATAGTTATTCCTGCAAAAAAAGGACCAATCAATGTACCAGTATTGGTTACAAATGAGTCAAATCTTTTAAATAGATTTACTCCAAANGGAACNATAAAAATCGGTTATAATATGGCGTATTATTCAGCATTGACAGTTTTNCAACAAACTAATTCATTATGGGTTATAAGAGCAGCAAACGGTGCTCTCAACGGAGGAGCTTTTGTAAACCAAGCAGNCACTTCTGGAATCACTTTCAAACAAATCAATGAAACTTCGCCTGAATTAAAAGAAATTAAATTTTCAGTTTCCAACATAATCGACGGTTTGAATACTGTTACTGTTTCTAATTTAGTAGGTGGAACTGCTTCTGAATTGAACGGAAGAGAAATAAATATTCTAGGCGTTGGAGCTGTAACATATACAGTTACTAATGTGGTTGGTTCTGTGTTAACACTTAATGCTCCTATAAACGCGACTGTTTCTTTTGTCGGAACAGGTGCTGCAACAGTAGCTCAAAGTTCAGATTTCATAAGTTTTAATGCTGATTTTGGCGCAGGCGGAGATTCAACTTCTATAGAAGCAACAAACCTTTCTTCAGGAACTACTTCAGATCTAAATAACAGAGTTATATCTTTTGTCGCTGATGGAGTTAGATTCACAAGAACTGTTGTTGCCGTTTCAGGTTCAACTTTAACCGTTGAAACAGTGACTCCAACAATAACAAACCAAAATGGTTCTGGTTACAGAGGAACTCAAGCATTATCTGCGAATGTTTCTGGAATAGCTGAAGGTTCTTCAGATATCACGCTTTCAGGAATACTTCCTACTTATCTTTCTATAGATGATTTTAATGGAAAAAATATTCAAATCGTAGCGAACATGACAGATAGTTCGACTCTTGTCATTAGTTCAGTAGGAAATGGGGCAACAGGTTCTGAAATTACATTAGATGCTGTTGTAAACAACCCTTCTCTTCCTGACACAGCTTCTGGAGAAGCTCCTTACGCTGAGGCTACTGCTACAGGGTTCTTAGACGCTTCCACAATTGCTCAACCTCTTGGGAATTTAGTAACATTTAACCCAGCTTCTTTTTATTCAGTAATGTCTCTACATTCTATAAATGAAGGGGAATGGTCAAAAGACATAAGAGTTGAAATTTTAACAGTAGGTGAAAAAACTCCTGGAACATTTAGAATAAATGTTTATCCAAATTCTTCAAACTTAGTAAGACCAGTTGAAACTTTTGTTTGTTCAAGAGACCCAGAAGCAAAAGACGGATTTGGAAGAAATATATTTGTAGAAACAGTTTTACAATCATCAAATTACATCAATGCTGTAAATAATCCAGTAATTGAAAAATCAGTTCTTCCTAGAGAAACTGTAACTAGAGATTCTTTAGGAAACATTACTTCAAAATATCCTATTAAATTTGTTGGGGGAGACGACGGTGACGCAGTGACTGATTCTCAAATGATTGTTTGTGCTGAATTACTAAATAACAAAAACAATTATCCTCTTACAGTATTTTTAGATGGTGGTTGGACATCTCCTGCGTACCAAAGAAAACTTGCTGAAATTTGTGAAATGAGAGATGATTCATTTGCCGTTCTTTCTGTTCCTTTTGAAACAGAAGTTAACCCAATAACATATATAAAAGACATAGTTGATTATAGAAACATAGAGTTAAATTTAAACTCTTCTTTTGCTGGGCTATATTCTTCTCACTTAAAAATTACTGATAAATATAACAACAGAGAAATTTTTATTTCTCCTGATGGATTTGCTGCGGCAGCAATCAATTTATCTGCAAGTGAATATGAAATTTGGTTTCCGCCTGCAGGTTTCAAAAGAGGAAGATTAATAGTAAATGATGTACATGTTAAGTTTACTGACGGAGATCTAGATTTTCTAGCTGATAATGGAATAAACCAAATTAGATTTGCTCCAGGAAAAGGAGTAGCTATTTGGGGACAAATGACGCTTGCAATAGTTCCGTCGTCTTTCGATAGAATCAATATAAGAATGCTTCTAAATGTTATTAAACCAGATATCACTGCTTTTTTAGAAAAATACTTATTTGAGCTCAATACGCAAGAAGTTAGGAATTCTATAAGATTAGTAATTAATTCTTACTTACTCGACATTCATACAAGAAACGGAATCGCAGATTTCAAAGTTGTGTGTGATGATTCAAATAACACTGCTACTAACGAGGCGAATAACACACTAAATGTTGACGTATATATCAGACCTATATATTCAATCGAATATATAAATTTTACTACTATAATAAGTAATAATATAGTAAGTTTTTCAATTTAACTAAGGAGATTTAAAAGATGGCTAGACCTACTTTACTACAAGTAAGAACTCTTGGGGATATCATGGTCTCCAACCTTTGGGATGTTGCGATATCTGCTCCTACGATCATTAAAGATCACAGCAGTGCATTCACTGGTGACGTGAATTTCAGAGCGATTTCTGCGGAAATTCCTAAAAGAACAGGAACTTCTTTAGATATAACTATTAGAGGACATAAAATAAAACAACCAGGAGATTATGATTATTCAGGGACAATTACATTAACTTTATTAGAGTCCGATACAAATTCTCCTGTACATAATTTCATAAGAAATTGGAGAGAACAAATCATTGGGACTAATACGGGATATCAAGGTAAAAAAGCTGATATAGAAGCTATTGTTACTTTAACAAGACTAAACAGACAAAACGGAATATCAAATGTTCCAGGAACTACATGGACTTTATACGGAGTATATTTAGAAGATTATGAACTTGGTGATTTGAATGAAACTGGGGACATTATACAACCAGCCCTTACTCTTTCTTATGATTACTTTACTGACGGGGATATACAGACAAATCCTACTTCTCCTACAGTGGTAGTATAGTAACACAGTAACTCAGAAATAACCGTCTGAGTTATATTTATAAATATAAAAAGGATTCAGGAGTCATTTTGGCAAATTTTAAAAAAATAACGACTGAATCGGTAAGAGGACAACAGTGGGACTCAAGTGTAAAATGGGATTTCCACCTAGAGGGGTTAAATGATTTATTCTCAGGTTGGATTCCAGCAACTTCTATTGAATTAGATTTTTTCGGGGTAGCAACTGAAGCTATGATGACAACAGGAATAGAATATATTTCTGGTAGAACCCATCCTAAATTAACCATTTCTTTCATAGATACTGAAGACTTGAAAGTAACTAAATTCATCACTAAATGGATGAAAGAAATGGTCTCTCAAGACGGCTATGAAGTTCAAACAGTTCAATCAGCAGCAAAACAATTCTCCATTTACAAAACAAAATCAACAAATGAAACTATTTATACTTGGACTGGGAAGGTTATTCCAATTGGTAATTTAACTTATACTGGAGACTCAAACGCTTCAATCGTCACTTATCAAATTCAATTCTTAATGGTAGCTGGTTCTTTAAAATGGGGATAAACCAACTTAACTCCCGCTTAACTCCCGCTTAACTCCCTTTCAATTAAAAAGAGATTAAATTCACTACTCTACACACTTCAATTGAATTAAATTTCTATTATAGTACCAAAAACCAGAAATAAAAATAAAAATAGTTAATTTCCTATATAGTAAATTTGTGAAATAAAAATAATTATAGTATCGTGTTTTACTTAATTCTAATATATTAGCATACTTAATTTTAATATATAAATATAAAACTTATCATACAAATACACTTAATTCTGATATTGTAAAACACTGAAATTCCAATATGAAACTTATTATAGTTAAATAATAGAAATTAAAATGTTTTTATGATAAGGAAATTAAATGAAACAAAGATTACGACCAATCACTTATGCTGAAAGTTTAGAAGCGAAAAAGTTCGCAGAAGAACAAAATGTCCCTATTGTAGATATAAAGAAACAAATTCAACCAGAAGAGAAAAAACCGTCTTCTGTGAATATGCTTGATTTAGAATCTTTACCTTCTGGTGGTAACGCTTATCCAAAAAATTCAGAAGTTTATTTTTCTCCTTTAACTTTTGGGGAAATGAAATACCTAAGTGTCTCTAGATTATCAGATTCTTCTATTATTGATTTTTTCTTAACAAAAGTTTTTACATCATTTCCGAAAAGTAATTTGACATATTTTGACTTCTATTATATTATAACTTTAGTTAAATTGGCAACTTTCGGAGAATTAGAATTTACTATGAATTTTGAGTGCGTGGCTTGTGGAGCGGTGAATAAAGCTCCGTTTAGTTTAAATGATTTGGTATTCGATGATATTACAACTGAACTTCCTATAGTAGTAGATTTAGATGTACCATATAAAAGCTCAGAAACAGACCTAATTTTGTCTAAAATAGAATTCTCGCCCATAACCATAGGTAGATATCAAAGTATGCTTAAATCAGGAAAAGAGAACGATTTAGACCTTTATATGGCAAACTGTATTACGCAGGGAACAGAAGAAGAACGAATACAAATTATAAAAGAAGTCTTTAACGGAGTAGGGATAAACTTACTAGAAACCATAGATGTGGTTTTATATCACGGAGTACAAAACTTAAATTTCTCTTGTAGAAAAATTCACACAGATGCTAATGGCGTCGAGGAGGTCTGCGGTCGTTTACACGACATACCCTTTCTCGACATCATTAGGTTCATTAGTACCACAGATTCCACCAAAGACTCTCTTAGAAAAAGAATCCATTTTGGCTTACAAGATGAATATGAGTCCTAGTGAATTAACTAACATGGAATTCCTTGATGTAGTACAAATCGAAAAACAACTTTATAAATATTTAGAACAACAAATGGAGGCTTATAAATAATGGCTACACCAACAAATCTTGAAGAATTAATGAAAAAGTTACTGAAGTCTCAGGAAGAATCTAGAGATTATCAACAAAGAATGAATGAGAGGGAAGAAGGTAGAGAACGAAGAGATACCGAAAAACCTTTAAGGGCAATTAATCCAAATGTATTTGTGTCTGGAAAAAGAGCATCTCAATCTGACTTTATAGGGGCGAGGTCTGCTCTTGCTTCAGAAACATATTTAAAACATTATCTTGATGATTTAAAGAAACAAGCAAAAAATATAAGAGATGCTAATAAACAAAAAACGAGAGAACAAACAGAAAGGAAAAAAGAACAAGAAGCTCTTAACCAACAAAATGAAAACTTAAGAGATTTCAGAGATGAAGTCGGAAATAATTTACAGAAATTTGGAGAAANGATATCAAAAAATCAAGACGATGAAAGATACATATCAGCATCTCTTCAAGCTTCATATTTAAAAAAAGAAAAGAAAGAGGATGAAAACAGAAGTATTTTTTCCAAAATGTTTAAACACCATTTAATAGATCCTTTTAAGAAAAATTTAGATGAAAATATAGAAGCAGTTAATGATGTTCTTCGTACTAATGTAAAAACTTTTAATAGAAAAGAAAAAGATGAAGATGAAAGAGCGAAAAGAATAAAAGAAATATTTGAAAAAATGAGAGACTCTGGTAAAGAAAATTGGACAGATATTCAAAAAGCCTTTAACGCTCTACTTCATTCAGTAAACGGAAATCAAGAAGCGATTACTCTAGAGCAAATAAATAGACTTGAAAAAATAGAAAAATCACAAAATGAAATAAATCATTCTTTCTTTGTGAAATGGGGAAAGAATCAAGAAGAAACATACAATGAACTCCAGAGACAAATTGCGACCATGAACGAACTTTCGGAAAACGAAAAAAAGGAGTTCATAGATAGTTTAAACGAGTATGGTCAAGATCTTATGCGTTGGGGGTTAAATCAAAAAGACTTAGGTTCTGATATACTAGATATATTACAATTAAATGGAAAAAACTCAGACAAAGCATTAAGTCTTCAATTAGATATGAATCAGGCTGAAATGCAAAGAATTTTGAATTCTTATGGAATCAAATTTGAATATTTTAGTGATGAATTTGTTGAAACTTCAAATAATAATACAAAACAAATTACTGAATCTATAGGTAGTTCTGATAGAAATGAAGAAAGAAGACATAGAGAAAATATAGATATCCAAGAAGAAATAATAAACAACCAAAGAGAAGAACACCAAGATGGATTTTTAAGACGAGCAAGGGAAGTTGGTCTTCAAGAAACAATGGCAGGATATTTAAAGGGAATTTTTGAAACTTCTAAAAAACAATACGATGAAACGAAAGAAAATTTAAAAAATAAATTAGGATTTGGAAAAGATAAAGATGAAGAAGACGAAGAAGGCGGAGGATTTCTAGCTTCATTAGCAACGATGATAGGAGCGAAATATCTTCTTCCTAAATTAATGAAATTTGGTCCGTTTGCGAAAATAGTAGGAATGTTTGGCGGTCTTGGAACTCTTATTACTTCTATTAGCAAAATGTCTTTTGGAAGGATGGCGTTAGGTTCAATGATCGGAGGCACGGCTGCAGAAGCGTTATTAACTTCTTCTCTTTTTGGCGGAGGCGCGACGGCAGGAGCAGCAGGA